TGGGCTTCAGGCTGGGCTTCAGGCTGGGCTTCAGGCTGGGCTTCAGGCTGGGCTTCAGGCTGGGCTTCAGGCTGGGCTTCAGGCTGGGCTTCAGGCTGGGCTTCAGGCTGCATGCCTTCGTCCACATAAACCGCCTTCCCGCGCTTTACCCAATGGGCCGCGCTTGCCAGAGACATTTCCCGGACCTCGCCTTCCGTATACTCAACCCCGCTCCCGTCCTTGGGAGCGCAGTCTATGAGGAACTTGATAGTTAGCATTTCCATATGGTTTCCTTTTGACGACCTGCCCGGAGAAAAGGAGCGTAAACTCCGGGCAGATCGCGGGAAATCGCGTCGAAACGCGATTACGCCCGTTCAGCCAGTGCGACGAACGCGCTGTACTTTCTGGACGAAGTTTTGCCCTGGATGGGATTGCTCCACCACGGCTTGCCGCCGAACCGCAGAACGAAGCGGAACGCGCCAATGTCGTAGTCAAAGAACAGATGGATGGAGTAATCCGTCCGCAAACCACTGCCACGACGGGTCAGCGTCGCATACTGGCTCAGGTCGGCAAACACGAGGTCGCCAAGGTCGCCAGTGTCCGCGCAGGCTTCGGTCGGAATGACCGGACGCCCGAACAGCGTGGAATACGGAGAACCAGATGCACCATTCGGCGGCAAAAATACCGGAACGGTGGAGTTAGTGCTTGGGAACGTCATCAGCATGAGTGCTTCGTCGATGGCAGGGTTCGCCAGCCATACGCCACGAGCCTTGCCAGCAGCGTACATCGCGCCGCGCATCTTGACGATGTTGGCATAGGTGAGGGTATCCGCGTCCTGACCCGCTTCTTTGGCAACGGTAATCAGAGCCGAAGAGTTCATCAGTCCAAGGGGCCGTCCAGTACCAGTACCGTTGATGATGGCATCGTTCAGGGCGAAGCCCATGTTCGACGGAACCTTGGAGTTCAGGTAGCGGTCCATAGAAGACGCATCTTCAAGAAGTTCCTCGGTCACAGGGACAAGAGCCGCAAGCTTGTTCAGCTTGATCTCGCCGCTGGTAAGCTCAGGCTTGCTCTGGGTAATCTGTTGGCCTTCGCCAACCCACCCAACCTGAATGCCGCCAGTGGCCTGCCAGGGAGTTGTTTCGTCCACCGGGAACGTCATGGCGCGGCTGGCTGTCGTCTGCTGGTCGGTAAGACCAACAATGGACGCTTCGCCCATAACCTTGCGCATGATCTCAGCCCGGAAATCAGGCGGGATAGCGTAGCCGCCATCAGCGTCAACGCTGCCTGTCCCGAAATCGGTAGGCGCGTTTTTGGTGATCTGGGTCAGACGGCGGTCAACGCCGCGACCGGAACGCGGGTTCGCGTTGAACACCGCCAGAGCGAACTCGCCCATGCTGTTGAATCCACCCGTCTTGTAGTAAGACGGAGCACCAACTTCCACAGACGCTCTCGGTTCAGCCTGGGGCTGCACCGGACGGGATTGCGCCTTCGGAGCAGGAGCCGGGTCAGCGGGGTCTCCACCTTCCGGCTGGGCAGACATGGTGTACCGCCCTGCGGAAGCCTGAAGACGAGCTTCCTGTTCCTGCATACGAAGACGAGCCTGAAGCTCTTTTTCCGTGGCGTCGAACTCGTTCATGAGCTCTTCACGCTGCTTGGTTTCTTCAGCAGTCGGGCCGCGCCCTTCTTCGTCAATCTTGGCCTGAAGAGTGGTTACACGATCCGTAAGGTTGTGCATCTGTTCTTCCAGTTCCACGATTGTCGATGCGACATCGTTACGATATCTGGAAATGCCTTCGCCGAGTTCGGCCCGCAGTTTTGCAAGCAGGCCCTTGGAAATGGGGTACATAATGACCTCCTGTTATGCTTCAAACCTGCTAATTGGCCGAAGCGTGCTTATGCTTCTGCTGCCACATGGTCATCCGGGCCATACGCGCTCGAAGCTTTCTTTCCTCCGGCAGATCCACAAGGGATTCGCCAGAAGATTTGTCTTTTGGGATGTTCCGATAGTTGAACTTGGACAGGTCAAACCGCGCCGCAGCTTGAAGTTCCTCAGAAATGGAATCAACAAGCCCTGCCTCATGAGCATCGGTCGCGGTGAACCACTTTTCCTCGTCCATCCAGGCGGTAATCTGGTCTTTTGTTGACTTGCCAGCGGATTTCGCCGCATAGGTGTCCCGCAAAGTTCCGGCTATCAGGTCAAGCCTGTCCGCTTCCTTCCGGTAGTCCTCGGCAAACCCGGCCATCCACGACCACGGATTATGAATCATCATGAACGCGTTAGCGGCCATGTGAACCTCGTCGCCTGCCATCGCAATGATCGAGGCAATGGACGCGGCAAGCCCGTCAATGTGGACGATGACTCTGGCCTTGTTGTTTTTGAGCGTGTTGTACATCGCCACGCCCTCGAACACACTGCCTCCGGGAGAGTTGATGAACACGTCGATTGTCTTCACCGAGCCAAGCTTTTTCACTTCCTCGGCAAACGACTTTGCAGAAATCCCGCCGTACCACCCTTCACCTATTTCATCATAGATGTAGATCTCGGCGGCATCTTTGCCCTTATTCTGGATTTTAAGTGCCATCGTCTTCCTCGTTTCCGGTTGGCAGTTGCCCAGCCTGTTCCAGCGGGGTCATCTGCATTTGAACAAAGTATTTGTCGCCGCCAGGAACAGGGGCCAAGTCTTCCCATGCCCGCGTTTCATTCACGCAGTACATTCCGTTCTGAAGCCCTGTCGCATATCCACGCATCCGGCTTTCGTAGTCGCCGCGAAGCAGGCCGCGAAGATCCAGTTTCGTATAGACGTTGCCCCGACGCCGCCCGAGAAGCTTGTAGTCGGCCTCTTCCTCAAAGCACTTGCACCACGGGGTAATGGCGTCGTTGACGACTTCAATGGCGAGATGTTCCACGTTGCTGTAGGTAGCCCTTTCAAGGTCTGCCAGCTTATGGGGAGGAAGACCGAACCAGCGGGCAATGTCCGTAATCGTGAACTTCCGGCTTTCAAGAAACTGAAGCTCTTCCGGCTTGATGGTGATGGAAGTCCACTTCATGCCTTCTTCGAGCACAATGGGTTTCCCGGCATTCTTCCTGCCGCTGAAATGTTCTGCAAACTGTTCACGCAACCGCGTTGCCGCTTCGCCGCTCAGTTCCTTGGGGCATTCCAGCACACCACTCGGGATAGCCTGGTTCTTGAACAGGCTTGACCCAAACTCTTCCGCAGCGATGCCCATGCCGATTGTCCGGGCCGCAAGCCCGATTATCGACATCCCGACAATGCCGTCAGAGCCGATATTTTTGATATGGAAGATGTTCGACGCAGGAATATCAACAGACTCGCCTATGCCGCTCACCCGGTAAAAAAGCTTCCCGGATTCATCGCGCTTTGGCTTGGTTGCCCCTACAGGAATAGGCCACAACCCCATCGGGACACCCGCATTGTTGAACTCAATTTCCGCGTATGCGTTGCCGCGCAACAGTGCTGTAAAAACCATCAGCCGCTTGAACTCAAACGGAGACATTTCAGGGTTTGGTCTGCGGCGTAGCAGATGATGTATGGGGTCAGTCGGACGCACCTCACTGTCTTCGTAAACGCCCCACGGGAGTATGGCCGTGGTTTGTGCGATGTAGGTCGCAGCCCGGTAAACGGCAGAAAGAGTCAGTGCGGTATCTTCATTCACCAGCACATCACCGTAGACGAACCACCTCGCCCGGTCTGTCGCTGGCTGCTGTGGACTAACACTGCGGTTGAATATATTTTTGAGCCACTGGAACATATGTCACCTAAAGCGTTATGAGCCCGCGCTTTTCATAAACGCTGGTTGTATCATCCACCGACATTGCCCGAGACAGAGCCATGATCGAGGCAACTACGCCGTCAATCTTGTTCTCCTCGCGTTCCTTGGCCGGGTAATATGCTTTCGTGAAAGAGCTTTTGCGTATGACGTTGGACGCCTGCCACCGCAACATGGGGTTGCCGTCGTGCCTGATCTTTCCGGAAAGGTACAACGCCTCAAATTCTTTCATGGGTTCTGAAATGAACATGGGAGATTGCGGAACTTCCACGCAAGGGAACGATGCCCACTCGCGTATGTTCTGCATGAGATATTCGGCCTCGCGCTGGTCATAGGCCAGTTCGCGTACCGAGTACGTCTTGGCAAGAGCCGCAAGATCTTCTTCCAGATACCTGTAGTCCGTCCGTGCGCCGGGAGTGACCGTAAGAAAACCTTCCGCAGCCCATCGTTGGTAATGCGAGTTTTCCGGTCGTTTCACCGTATCTTCAGGAAGGTAGTATTTACCGAACAGGAAGTACTCGCCGTCACGCCGGAACAGGATCATCATGGCCGTGAGGTCAACCTTGCTGGCAAGGTCAACGCCAATCCAGCACTGACACCCCTTGAACCGCTCGATGACCAGATTTTTGTCGGAGCAGTCTTCCCACTTCGCCATGTTTATCCAGCCAACAGCCGCGTTGTTCCAGACGTTCAGGTGCTTGCAGAGATTGATATTCTGCTTGTCGGGACTCTGCATGGCTTCGCGGTAGCGGGCATAGAGAAAATCCTCGAACACGGACACGCCAAAGTTCGGGTTGGCTTTGCGCCAGACTTCAAAATCCGTCCAGTCGTCTTCCGGGTCGATAGTGAAGATCAATCCCCACAACTCGTCGTTTTCCAGCGTTCCTTCGAGAACCTTCTGCACAAGCTGCTGCTTGGCAAAGCATGGGCCGGAGAGGTTTGTCCCTGCCGTGCTGATCTCAAGAAGAATCGGCTGTTCGCGTGCGCCCATCCCGGTCTGGAATGTGTCAACCAACCGGGAGTCAAGGTGCTCGTGTTCTTCGTCGGCAATGCCGCAATGCGGGCTGGAACCATCGCCGGGGTTTCCGATGACTGGTTCAAATTTCGATGCCGTGTTCAGGATGGAAATGTTTTTTGCGCCGACATGCAGGCCAAAATGTTCCCGGTAGTGCGGATTGTTCAACGCCATCCAGCGGGCAGGTCCAAACACTTCCCACGCCTGCTTCTCTTTGGATGCTCCACAGTACACTTCCGC